CCCGCGCAGGAATTTTCGCGAAATTGAGGAAGGGTAGGAGATGAGAGGCCGCAAGCCGAAGCCGACCAAGGTGAAGGCGATGGAGGGCAACCCAGGCAAGCGGCCGCTGAACGCGGCCGAGCCTGAGTACCCGGCAGGGGTCGGCCCGGCACCCGACCACCTGGACAAGGCTGCGAGGGATGAGTGGGACCGCGTGGGGGGGATGCTGGAAGAGTCGGGCGTGGCGACCCAGGCCGACCGCGCGGTGTTGGCGGTCTACTGCCAGGCGTGGAGCCGGTGGGTAAGGGCCGAGCAGGTGTGTGCTAAGATGGGGGACGTGCTGCGGTCGGAGGCCGGCGGGGTTTACCAAAACCCTTACCTGTCGGTGGCCAACCGGGCGGCCGAGCAGCTGGCGAAGTGCGCGGCGTCGCTGGGGCTGGACCCGTCGAGCCGGTCGCGGGTGGTGTCCAGCCGGCCGGTCAAGACGGCGAGCGTGCCGGTCGCCCCGAGGATTTTCCGCGGCGAGGAGTCCAGGCCTAGAATCGGCTGAGGTCGAGGGCGGCCGGCGGCGAGAATAGCCCGAGTTGCCCCTTGAGGGGGGGGGGGGTGGGATCGACCGGCCTGGCGTCGGAGAGTATCCAGCACCATGGGAGTCCAATGGCAAGCGACGACGGGCGGGTGGTTCGCGTGGTGACGCTCCCGGTCCGGGAAGTGGTCGAGCCCGACGGGCGGGTAATCGACACGTTCCGCGATGCGTGGCGGCGGTCCACGGACCTGGCGAACTGGTGCCAGTTGGAGTTGGTCAAGCACGACGTCGGTCGCCAGCCGGACGCGGCCAAGATCGCGAAGTATGTGCCGAAGATGTTCCCCGGCGGGGTGAGCCTCTACGGCCACGTCAACACGAGTTGCCCGTTCCGCCCGCAGTTCGACGGGGCCGCTGGGTCGATGTCGGCCGTGGTCAAGGCGGTCGAGGACACGTGGCGGACGCACAAGGAGTTCGGCCGGTTCGCGGTGCTCGGGAAGGGGTCGGCGCGGCCGGCGGTGTTCCGGTTCCCCTACCCGTGGCCGGTGCGGTCGCAGGAGTTGCGAATCTACCGCGGGGCGGAAGGCCGGCCGCAGGCCTCGCTGACGCTCCCGGGCGGGCGGGTGGTGGTCCGGCTCGGGGACGGGCAGGAGTTCCGCCGGCAGTTGCGGCAGTTCGACGCATTGCTCGCGGACGTGTCCCGGGTGAAGCAGGCGAAGGTTACGGGCCGCATGAGCCGCGGCAAGCTCGTGGGTGCGGACCTGCGAATCGTTGGCGCGTTCGACCCGGGCGAGGCGAAGGGCGCCCGGGCCGCGGTGGTCCGGACGGACCCGAACGCCCTGCTCGTGGTGGAGGTCGAGGGCCGGCAGCCGTGGGTTCTGAACCGCGACGACCTGCGGCGGTTGCAGGCGGTGCGGGCGGCGGTGCGGCAGCGGTACGCGGAGGACCTGAAGCACGAGAAGCGGGTGCCGCGGAAGGCCCGGCGGGGGATGGTACAATCGCTGTCCAACCGCTGCGACAAGTTCAACGCCCGGATCGACACGGCGGTGCATCAGGTGGCCGCGCAGGTGGCCCAGTACCTGCACCGGGCGGGCGTCTCGACGGTGATCTACGACGACGGGGACAAGGACTACATCCCGGACGGGTTCCCGTGGGCCGTGCTGGGGGACCGGGTCGGGTACAAGTTGGAATCGGCGGGGGTCGAGGTGTCGCGTGCCAAATCCGCAACCGGAGACGAAGGAGTCTGAGCAATGGCGACGAGCGAAAAGCCTGCTGTGGGCGACAAGGAGACTGCTGGCGGGCCGCCGCCGCGGTCGGTGCAAATCGCATCCCGCGGTATCCGTACCGCCGAGGACGGGGCCAACTTCCAGGCCGCGCTGATCGGCGACATCATGACCGGGGACGTGAAGGAGAAGACCGCGAACGCGGCGTGCAACGCGATGGGCAAGCTGCTCAAGATCGTGGACATGCAGCACCGCTACAGCAACGCCCCGGGCGAGCCGCCGAAGCCGCTCATCCTCGCGGACCCGAACGACACGAGCCGCGCGGGCATCGAGGCGAAGAAGGCGAAACTCAAGGCCGAACTCGCGGAGTTGGACGCGCGCGGCCAGGCGGTGTGAACGCGACACGTTGGTTAGGACCACTTAACCCCTTGGAGACGCCCGCGATGACACCGGCCCGCGACAATTCGACCGCTCGCGGGCCGCAACCGCACTCGCTGCGGAAACTTCCGCCTGCCGCGGAAAAGGGCGGGTCAGGTCCGGGGCTTGCCCCCGGGTGCCGCTCGCCGGTTGCCGACAAGACGCCAGGGATAGAAGGCTTTGCGCCTACGGCCCCTGGAACCAATGAACTCAATGAGTGACGGTTGCAGGGTGATGAAATGAACGTCGGCGGCCCCCCTGGAACCAATGAACTCAATGAGTGACGGTTGCAGGCTGGCCGAAGCGGAAGTACGTTCCCGGGACGCCGGAGGAATGAGCGAAGTTCAAGGAAGCGGTCGCGCGGAACCGGGCCGCGGTCGAGCGGGGCGAGGTGCCCACGGAGGCGTTGAAGAAGCCGGGGCGGATGGTGTCGGAGTTCGACGCCCTGCCCGACGCCGAGAAAGAGGCCCTGATTCGAGCCCAGCGGGAGGCGTGGGCGTGGGCGCGGGCGTGCCGGAAGCTGTCCGAACTGGTCCGGGAGTGTTTTGAAAGGTAGCCAGTTGTCCCGCCGTCGCCCCAAGACCGAAGCCGGCACCCGCCCCGATTCGCAATCGTGGGTCCGCAACGCCGCCGACGAGAAGGCCGTGGCCGCGGGGATGCGGTTTAGCCCCGAGCGGGCTCGGTTCGTGTGCGACTGGATCGAGTCGTGTTGCCACATCTACGAGGGGGACATGGCCGGGGAGCCGCTCACACTGCTCCCGTTCCAGCGGGATTTTTTTTCGCGGTCGTTCGGGTGGGTTCGGTGGTCGGACGAGTGGGGCGGGTGGGTCCGCCGGTTCACGCACCTGGCGTTTTGGGCCGCGAAGAAGAACGGGAAAACGCCGCTGTGCGCCGCGTTCAATCTGTACCTCATGGCTGGCGACGGGGAGGCCGGGCAGAAGGTCTACCAGGCCGCCAAGAACGGCGACCAGGCAAGGATCGCACAACGCCACGCCATCGAGATGGTGAAGCAGTCCCCGGGGCTGATGGCGGATTGCAAGATCAACAATTCAACGATGCAGATTACTCACCTGCCGTCGTCGTCCATCCTCATGATCCTGACCGGCGACGACTCCCGCGGGGCGAAGGCGAAGGAAGGCCTGAACGGGTCCGTGTCCTTCGACGAAATGCACGTCGTTGACCGGGAGATGTTCGAGCGGGTTTCGCGGGCGGGCATTTCGCGCCGGCAGCCGTTTATCGCGTCGTTCTCGACCGCCGGGGACGACCCTTCGAGTGTCGGGCACGAGCGGTGCGTTTACGGCCGCCAGGTCAACAGCGGCGAGCGGGACGACCCCACGTTTCTGCACGTCGAGTACGCCGCGGGCGACGGCATCTCCGAAGCGGAGATCGACGCGCGGCTGGACGACATCGGCAAGGCCGCGAACCCGGCGTGGGGCACGCTGGTCAAGCCGTCGGAGTTCCGGGCCGACTGGAACCGCTCGAAGGGGAACCAGCGCGAGGTTGCGAGGTTCCTGCAATACCGGGCGAACCGGTGGGTCGGCTCGACGAACGCCTGGCTGGACGCTGCCGCGTGGGGTCGCTCCGGCGACGACTACACGCCCGACGACCTCCGGGGCCGTTCGGCCTTCGCCGCGCTGGACCTGTCCAGAACCCGCGACCTGACCGCGTTCGTCCTGATGTTCCCGTGGCCGGAGGACGGGGCCGAAGCCGTCCGCCTGTGGCCGCTGTTCTGGATGCCGGAGGAGACGGCGAAGAACCGGGACCACCTGTTCCCGTTTCTGTCGTGGGCGAAGGGCGGGGCGATCAAGCTGACGCAGGGGGCGGTGGTCGATTATTCCGTCGTCAAGGCCGACGTCCGCGAATTGATAGCGGAGTATGATATACTCGTAGACAGGTTATACTACGACAAACACCTTGCGAACGAGATCACACAGGCCCTCCACGAGGGGGAGACGCTGGGCGGGGCCTCGGTCCCGGGCGTGGTGGGCGAGCGGGTGGAGTTCGCGCAGTCGCTGATGACGTTCACGGGGCCGGCGAAGGAGTTCGAGCGGCGGGTGAGTGCGGGGCTGGTCCGGCACCCGCGGAACCCGGTGCTGACGTGGCAGGTAGGTCACTGCGAGGTGTGGGGCGACCGGAACCAGAACATCCGGCCGGTGAAGCCGGCCCCGCACTCGGGGAAGAGCGTTGACGGGGTGGTGTGTGCGGTGATGGCGACGACCGGGGTGATGCAGGTGTCGGCAGGTCCGTCGGTGTACGAGTCTCGCGGGGTTCTTTTGATTGGGGGTGAAGACCCCGCTCCCGTGCCTGCCCCCGACGCTGAGCCAGAAGAGAAAAACGAGCCGGTATCATGGGTCAATGACGACCACGACGACGATGACCGCTGGTAATCATCCACCTGTGAGGCCCAAGCAATGCCGCGGTCGCCCAAGCCTAGCACCCGCAAGCCGAAGATGTCATCACCGGCCGCCATGTCCCCCGAAGTGGATCGGATCGACTCCCCGCGGACACAGTACATTAATTTCCCCAACCGCGTAGCCGGGGTCCGCGTCACCGAGGACACGGCCCTCACGCTCGGGGCGGTGTACGCCTGCGTCCGCGTGATCTCGGAAGACCTGGCGGGCCTCCCGTGGCGGGTGATGGAGAAGCGGCCGGGCGGGGGGAGCATCGACCGGCCCGAAGACCCGGCGGACTGGCTGTTGCAGACGCAGTCCAGCCCGGAGACCCCCGCCTTTCAGTTCCGCGAAACGATCCTCGCCCACGCGCTGACGTGGGGGAACGGGTACGCGGAAATTGAGCGAGACGGCGCGGGCCGCCCGCACTGGCTCTGGATACTGACCCCCGACCGCGTGTGCGTGGACCGGGCGGCCGACGGCCGGGTGGTGTACACCGTTCGCAACTCCGGGGGCACGGCCCCGACGGTCCTGGAGGCCGAGGATGTATTCCACCTCCGGGGGCTCGGGTTCGACGGGCTGGTCGGGTACTCGGTAATCCAACTGGCCGCACGGTCCATCGGCACGGGCATCGCCCTGGACCAATCGACGGCCGACCTGTTCGCCAACGACTCGACGCCGGGCGGCATCCTCAAGCACCCCGGGCGGCTGAGCAAGCCGGCCCGGGACAACCTCCGGGAGGGCTGGGATAAGCGGCACCAGGGGCCGCAGAACCGGCGGCGGGTCGCCATTCTCGAAGAGGGGATGTCATGGGAGCAAACGGGACTGCCGCCCGAAGACGCTCAACTGATCGAGCAGCGGCAGTTCACCCCGGCAGACATCTGCCGGTGGTTCCGGGTCAAGCCGCACAAGATCGCGGACCTGTCGCGGAGCACCTTCAGTAACATCGAGTCGGAGAACACGAGCCACGTCATTGACACGCTGATGCCGTGGGCGAGGCGGCTGGAGACGGAAGCAAACATCAAGCTGTTCGGCCGGACCAACCGCGGGCTGCGGTACTCGAAGCTGAATTTCAACGCCTTCCTGCGGGGCGACATCGCCTCGCGGAACCAGTTCTACAACTCCATGCTGGACCGCGGGGTGTTCTGCATTAACGACGTCCTGTCCCTCGAAGACCGAAACCCCATCGGCCCCGACGGCGACAAGCGGTTCGTGCAGGTCAACATGCAGTTGCTGGAGACGGCGGGGGAAGACCCACCGGCACCTGTCCAGCCGGCCGGGCCGGTCGCACAAGATCCGGAGCCTGACCCCGCGGAACCGGAAGAATCCCAGCCGATGCGGTCGGCCTTGAGACCAGTCGTCGAGGATGCGTTCCGGCGGCTACTGCGGGCGGAATCCGAGCGTGCCAAGGCCGCCATCCGTAATGGTCCCGACTGGGTCGGGGAGTGGTTCGAGAAGCTCCGAGCGTCCCACGCGACGCACATCGCCAACGCGATCCGCCCGGCGGCGGCGGCCCTGGCGCTCGCGGGCGGCATCCCGTCCGGGCGGATCGACGCCGCGGTCGGGGTGGTCTCGGCCCGGCACCTGGAGGGGTTCCGCCTGCGGGTCGCCGCCGCGGTCAAGACGCCCACCGTGCAGCCCAATTGGGAGTCGCTGGCCGGGGCAATGGCCGCGGACTTCATTGCCCGGTTCACCTTTGCCACCGAGGTCGCCCGATGAAAACCATGCCTGCCGAGCCGCAATACCTCCGGGCCACCGTCGTCGGCCGCCCGGTCAAGGTGGACCGCGAAGGGGAAATTCTGTACGGGTACGTTGTCGCGCAGGAAGGTCCGTTCAAGTCGCAGGGGCGGGGGGAGTTCGACGAGCTGTCCCTCAAGCAGATCGTGCACCTCGGCAACGCGGCCCGGGGCGGTCTGAAGTCCCGGTTCACCCACCCGGACATGAGCTCGGACGGGCTCGGCAAGCTGCTTGGCCGGGCGAAGAACTTCACGATGTCCACGACCGTAAACGCCGCGGGCAAGTCCGTCCGGGCGGTGCGGGCCGACCTGCACTTCGACCCGTCGGCCCACGAGACCCCGAGCGGCGACCTGTCCAGCTACGTGATGAGGCTCGCCGAGACTGACCCGGACGCAATTAGTTCCTCGGTCGTCGTCGTGCCCGAGCAGGAGTTCCGCCGGAAGAAGGACGGCACCCTGGAGACGGACGCCGAGGGCAATCCGCTCCCGCCGCTGTGGCGGCCGAAGCAACTGCACGCCTCGGACATCGTGGACACCGGGGACGCGGTGGACGGGTTGCTGTCCGCGCCGCAACTGGCTCACGCCCTGTCCGGGGCCGACGTGCCGCCGGAACTCCTGCGGTGGGACAACGTGGTTCGGCTGTCGGGCCGAATGCTGGACGGGCTGTTCGAGGGGCAGCCGCGGGCCGTGGTCGAGGAGCGGTGCCGGGAGTACCTGGAGCGATACTTGTCGCGGCGGTTCGGCGGGGCAGTTGAAGACTTGCCGGCCGACCCGCCGCCGACGCCGCGACTGGACAGAATCGGCGAGCGGCTGGCGAAAATAGCGACCGTCGCAGGCAGGAAGGCTTGACAATAGCGGCGCGGTACGGATAGGATTCACCCACACAAGCAAATTCTGAGCGGTAGGCAATGCCTATCGGCCGATTTGCCCGCAAGAACAGAACCCGTCTCGGCAAAGCCAAGCGCGGCCTGTTGGTTCCTCAACCAACTGCCGCGCTTTTTCATTGCGCGGCCCGCGAGCCACGCAATGAAAATCGAAGAACTGCAAGAAAAACTTCATAGCATCAACGAGTCTGCCGAAGCACTTCGGGCCAAGGCCACCAGCGAAAAACGCGACCTCACCGTCGAAGAAGAGCGAGACCTCACCAGTTGCCTGGATGAGTACGACCGTGTCTCGGAGCGGATCGCTCAACTCGCCCGCCTGGAAGCCCAGACCGAGAAGCTGAACAAGCCGGTCGGCCGGAAGACGCAGCCCGAGCCCCTTGCCGACCTGCCCCACGACGGCCACGGCGCCGCCAAGCCTGCCGCCGAACGGCTCCCGGCCCGGCCTATCGGCGTCCGCGAGCGGAACGGCGGGTTCGACAGCCTCGGCCAGTACGCCCTGGCCGTGGCGAACGCCTGCTCCAAGGGCGCGGGAACCGACCCCCGGTTGGAGCGGCTGGCCACGGCGTCGACCTACGGGACTGAGGGCAGCGGGTCCGACGGCGGGTTCGCTGTGCCTCCCGACTTCCGCACGGCGATCATGGATAAGGTGCTCGGCGAAGAGTCCTTGATTTCGCGGTGCGATCAAGTCACGGTGACCGGCAACACGTTCTCCTGTCCGACCGACGAGACGAGCCCGTGGGCCGCGTCCGGCGGCATCCAGGCATATTGGGACGGCGAAGGCGCGGCGGCCACGCAGAGCAAGCCGGCCTTGTCCCAAACTACGGTCAAGCTCAACAAGATTCGCGCCCTCGTGCCGATGAGCGAGGAGTTGCTCGAAGACGCCTCGGCGATGGATGCCTACCTGCGCCGCAAGGCGCCGGAGAAGATCGCGTTCAAGGTCAACCTCGCCATCCTGCAAGGGACGGGCGTGGGCCAGCCGCTCGGGATTCTCAACAGCCCGTGTCTCGTGTCCGTGGCCAAGGAGTCGGGCCAGCAGGCCGACACGCTGGTCGCGAACAACGTCATTAAGATGTACTCGCGGATGTACGCCCCGTCCCGCCCGCGGGGCGTGTGGCTCATCAACCAGGACATCGAGCCGCAACTCTACAAGCTCTCGATCCCGGGGACGGACAACACGGGCAACCTCGTGTCCGGGTGGGGCGGGATGGTCTACATGCCGGCGGGCGGCGTCTCGGGTGCCCCGTTCGGCACGCTGTTCGGCCGCCCGGTGATTCCGACCCAGGCGTGTGAGACGCTGGGCGACCAGGGCGACATCGTCTTCGCCGACATGAGCCAGTACCTCGCCCTGCTCAAGGGTGGGCAAAACCCGCGTGTGGAAGTCTCGATGCACCTCTGGTTCGACCAGGACTTGATGGCCTTCAAGTTCGTCCTGCGGGTCGGCGGCCAGCCGTGGTGGAACAGTGCGATTTCGGGCCGCGACGGCACCCCGACAACCTACAGCCCGTTCGTCACGCTCGCCGAACGCGCGTAACCCGACCGCCCCCCACCCACCGCACGCGGAGCAGAGTCATGATTTCCCCGAACGGGCTGCTGGTCGAACAGGCGAAGATCGTCACGGCCATCGCGCCGTGCACCCCCTCGACGACCACCCCCGACTACGTGAGCCTCAAGGGCTACCATAAGCTCGCCGTGATCGTGACCGTGGACAACGGGAGCACGGTCACCGGCAGCGCGATCACCCTGAAACAAGCGTCCGCCGTGGCGAACACGGGCGAAAAGGCCCTGTCGTTCACCAAGGTCTGGAAGAACGAAGACACGGCCAACAGCGACGCCCTGACCGAAACCACGGTCTCGTCAAACACGTTCACGACGGTCTCCACCAACGCCCTGAATTCCATCTACGTGATGGAGGTCAACCCGTCCGACCTGGACGTCGCCAACGGCTTCGACTGCGTCCGCCTCGGGACGGGCGACGCCGCGAACATGGTCCTGAGCGGCGTCTACGTGCTCTGGCCCGCGAAGTACAAGGCTTCCACGCCGGTCCCTTCGGCGATTGTTGATTAACCCAAGGGCTTTTGAATGTCTGTCCGGAACGGATCGCTACCGAACGGCGCCACCCGCCAGCCCCGCCACGAAGACCCGGTCAAGCCGGTCGTGTGCCTGGCCTTGCCGACCTATGACGGCAAGGTCGGGGTCGGCACGGCTCAGGCCTACGAACTGCTCCCGACCAAGGGGGCGGTGGACGTGGTCCGGGCTCGGTGCAATAGCTCGCTCCTGACCAAGACGTTCAACGCGCTCTGGTGCGCCGCCCTGAACGCCCGCGCGGCCGGGGTCACGCACTTCGCCATGATCCACGCAGACATCCACCCGTCCGCTCACGGGTGGCTCGACGTGATGGTCGGCGAACTGGTCAAGCACGACGCCGACATGATCGCGGCGGTGTCCCCGTTGAAAAACGACTTCGGCCTTACGTCCACGGCGGTGGCGGTTGACTCGTGCGACCCGTGGCTGTGCCGCCGGCTGACGATGCGGGAGGTCTACGAACTCCCGGAGACGTTCGGCGCAGCCGACGTCGGCGGGCCGCTGCTGCTGAATACCGGGCTGTTCGTCTGCGACTTGTCCCGCCCGTGGTGGGACGAGTTGGAGCCCGACGGCCGGACGCTGAAGCTCTGTTTCGACTTCAAAAATCGAATCATCCGCGACCCGGAAACCGGCGAATTCCACGCCGAGGCGGTGTCGGAAGACTGGCTGTTTTCTCAGGAACTGAACCGTCGCGGGGCCAAGCTAATGGCCACCCGGAAAGTCGTCCTCGGGCACGAAGGCTCGAAGGAGTACACGACCGACCGGGCATGGGGCACGCAACTCACCGACGAACTGTTCCACAAACTCAATGCAAAGCGGTGCGCGAATGCGAATTCGGTTTCTGCGGGACTACCAGACTAAGGAAGCAACCCCCCAGAGGTTTCGGAAGGACCAAGAGGTGGACGTCTCGGAGGCGAGCGCCAATCACTTCATCAGCCGGGGTGCCGCGGAGCAGGTGCCGGACAAGGTGCGTGAGCCCAAGCCCAAAACCGAACCCGAGCCGAAGGCCGAAGCAAAATCCGAGCCCGAGGCGAAGGCTGAGTCCAAACCCGCCCCGGGGTCGTCCCGAATCGAGGGCGGTAAACCCGCCGGAAAGTGACCGATATGGCGGACTATTGGGATACCCACCGGCCCGGGATTGAGTCGCCCGCGGAGCACGCGGCGGCTGTGGCCAAGAGCGACTCCACCACGTTCGCGGACATCACGCGGGCGGTGTGGGTCGGCACCGGCGGCGACCTCGCGGTTCTGACCAAGGGCGGCGAAACGGTGACGTTCGCCAACGTGCCCGACGGGTCGCTGCTCCCGATCCGGGTGAGCAAGGTGTTGGAGACCGGGACCGACGCGGCCGACATCGTTCGGCTGTGGTGACAGGGGGGCGGCGTGGGGTACAGCGTTGAATACGTGACGCCGCCGCAGTCCGAACCGGTTTCGCTGGTCGAACTGAAGAACCACCTTCGGGTCGAACACGACCTGGACGACGACGAGATCACGAGTCTCGGGAAGGCGGCGCGGACCCTCACGGAACAGTACACGAGCCAGCGGTGGGTCACCCAATCGCTGGCAGTCTGTTTCAGCGAATTCTGTACGCCGGTCGAGTTGCCGGTGTCGCCGGTGCAGTCGGTTGCGAGCGTGCAGTATTACGACGCGAACGGGACGCTGACGACGCTGGACGCGGCCGAATATCAGACGTGGCTGGCTCACCTGCCGCCGCGAATTTCCCCGGCCCCGGCGGGCGTTTGGCCGAATACGCAGGCGGGCAAGGACAACGCGGTTCGGGTCGAAGTTGTTGCCGGGTACGGGGCGGCATCCGCAGTCCCGGACGGGGCCAAGGCGGCGATCCGGCTGGCGGTGGGTTACTGGTACACGAGCCGCGGCGACGGGGTTGACCCGAACGGCCGGGCCGAGTCCCTGGGGCTGCCTCCGGCGGCGAAGCGGTTGCTCGACTTACTCGACACGGGAACTTACTGATGTCCACCGCCCTCGTCGCGAACAAGATCACCATCGACGGCCGGGACTACGAGACCGCTAAGAGCGTCGTCTCGCAGGGCGACGTCCGCAAGGAGCGGGTGGGCGGTTACGTCCTGCCCGTGGCGAAAACGGGCACGCTCACGACCCGCACGGACAACAACACCGGCACGCTGACGATGGACTCGGGGCACGGGATCACGACCGGGCAGCGGCTGGACATCTACTGGACCGAGTCCGGGGTGAAGGGCCACCGCCGCGGCGTGACGGTCGGCAGCGTGTCCACGAACTCCGTGCCCATCGACCTCGGGGCCGGGGACAACCTGCCCACCAACAACACCGCGGTCACGGCCCAAGTCCCGACGGAAGAGGAGTTCCTCTGCACCGGGGACAACGCGCAGTACATCGCCGCGAAGTCCAGCCGCCGCGGGCTGATCGTGTTCGCCGACGTGTCCGACGGGGAGCTGTTCGCCGTGGCGACGCCGCTCGAAGGCGACACCGGCGGCGGCTACCAGTGGTACACCGGGGCGTTCACCAACCCGCTCGCCGGGGCCGCCGTGACCAAGGTCTTCTTCTCGAACGGCGACTCCTCGAACACCAACGGGCTGTCCGCCGTGGTCGGGGTCAACTGATGGCCGACCTCGGCAGGATGCGGGACCGCGTGCGGTTCGAGTCGCCGAAGGAGGACCGGGACTCGCGGGGGCAGCCGGTCAAGACGTGGGTCGCGGTCGCCACGGTCTGGGCGGAAGTCCGGGCGATGACGGGCCGCGAACTCTGGCAGGCCCAGCAGGTCCAGCTGGTGTCCAGCGACATGGTCATCGTTCGGCGGCGGGCGGACCTGGAGCAGTTCGGCCCGAAGTTGCGAGCCGTGGTCGAGACGCAAAGCAACCGGGTGTTGAACGTCGTGGGCGTTCGCCGGACGGAAGCGAGCGGGGAGTTTCTGGAGATCGCCTGTCTGAGCGAGGGGTTGCAAGGGTGAGCACGGCCCGGATGAAACTGGCGGTCCAAGGCGACGACGCGGTTAAGGCTGCGCTCGAAGGTGTTAAGCAGGGCGTCGTCAACCGCGTGGTCAAGGGCGTGCTCCGCAAGGCGGCGTCGCGGGTCAACAAGCGGGCCAAGGCCGGGCTCCGCGGGGCGAACGTGGGCAACGTCCGGAAGGCCGTTGGGGCCAAGTACAAGGCCCGCCCGGCGAAGGGCGTGTTCTTCTTCGTGATCGGCCCCCGCACGGGGATGAAGGCGATGGGCCGGAGCGGGCGAATGACCGACCCGGCGAAGGTGGGCCACCTGATCGAAGGCGGGCGGAAGGCGGTCCAGGCCACGAACAAGCGGGTACTCGCCAACCGGGCGCAGGGCGTGTTCTTCGGCCGGGCGGTCGCCGCGGTCCAGCCGGCCCCGTTCATGGCCCCGGCTTACGACGACTTGCAGCGGTCGGCCGCCGCGATGCTCCGCTCGGACGTGCCCGCGGGCATCGCCCGCGAGGCCGCGAAGTACGCCGCGAAAGGGAAGTCGATTCACTCATGACGCTGGAAGAAGCCTTCACCGCCGACCTCACGGCCACGCTCGCGGGCGTGCTCGCCGACCGGGTGTACCCGGACGCCGGGCCGCAGCGGGACGGGCCCAACGAACAGGGCGGGTACGCGGTCTACCAGCACGCCGGGGACGACAACCTGCACTCGCTTGCGGGCGGCCGGGTCAACCCGCGGATCGACACCTACTCGGTGGACTTCTACGCGACCGACCGCGGTCTCTTGGAGCGGTGCCGCGAAGCCCTCTACGACCGGTACGCCGGGGCGAACTGCCAGGGGTACTGGGGCGGGATCGGCGGCGGGGTGTGGGTGCAGGGGGCCACGGTCTCCGACGCCGCGGCGGACGCCAGTTCGCCGGCGCAGGGGGACGAGGAGTTGGACCGGGCGGAACGCATGACCGTTCGGATTGTGTGGGACCGACGCTAACAGGGGGACGCAATGGGGATCGGTTCCTACGGAACAAAGTTCTACAGTTCGTCCGATGACGTGTCGTACACGGAGATCGCGAACGTCGTCAACATCGACGCGCCGACGATCCAAAAGGGCATGTTCGAGGACAAGTCACTCGGGCAGGCCGACCGCTGGATTCCCAAGAAGGGCACGTTCGTCAACGGCGGGACGGTGACGCTCACCACGGTCTACACCGGGGCGAAGTACGCCGTGCTGCTCGCGTTCGTGGACGACCCGGACACGACGTACTGGAAAATTACCGTGCCGCTGGAGTCGGGCCAGTCGGCCGGGGCGCAGATCAAGTTTTCCGGCCTGCTGACGGAGTTGAGCCAGCCGTTCCCGGAGGACGGCGGGCGGCTCCTGTGCAACGTGACCATCGAGGTCAGCGGGGCCGTGACGATCACCCAGGGGAGCTAATTCGTGGACAAGGCGACGTTCTTCAAGGTCAAGCCGAAGACCGAGGTCGTGGAGATTCCCGACCTCGGGCCGGTGACGGTGCGGGGGCTCAGTGCCGGCGAGTACGACCGCTACGAGAAGTCCTGCGCCGTGTCCGACGAAGACGGCGTCTCGTTCGTCGCGAACCGGGCAATGGTCGTGCAACTCGGGTGCGTGGACCCGCAGTTCGACGACTCGGACCTGATGCAACTGGCGGCCCTGCCGTCGTCGGTCGTGAGCCCGATTGCGGGGGCGATCATGCGGCTGAGCGGGGCCACGAAAGAGGCGTCGAAGGAGGCGGAAAAAAACTCCTGACCCCGCGGGAGCGGGCCTTCTTCCGGCTCGCCGAAATCCGCGGGGAGTCCGTCGAGGCGGTGAAGGAGACGACCACGGAGTACGAGTTCCGGCAGTGGTGCCACTACTTCGCCCGGGAGCCGTCAGTAGGGGATCGAATCGACTGGTGGAACTCGCAATTGTTGGCCGCGGCGATCAACCCGCACCGCCCCAAGGGCCGCGGGGCCGTCCGGGCGGAATCGCTGATCCCAAAGCGGTGGCCGGTGGCGCGGCAGAACGAGAACCAGGTCGCGGACCAAGTGATGGCGTGGGCTCGGGGCATGGCAAGAAAGGGGGCAGGCGATGGCCGGTAAGAACACCGTCGGCAACCTCGCCGTGATTATCTCCGGGAACGCCGCGCCCTACATCCAAAGTCTGAATCAGGCCAAGCAGGTCACGGGGCAGTTCGCGAACCAGATCACCAACATCCACGAAAAGGGCGGGGGCGGGTCCGGCGGGGGCGGGATGCTCCATGGGCTCATCGGCGGCGCGGCGGCCGGCGGGGTCATGTCCCTGGCGAACACCGCGACTAGCGTCATCACGTCGCTGGCGTCGGCCACGCTGAACGCGGGCAAGTCGGCGATTTCGGCGGCGATGGATTACGAGCAACTGGCGGCGTCGTTCAAGGTGATGACCGGGTCGGCCGACGCCGGGAAGAAGTTGCTGGGCGACATCGAAAAGTTCGCCGTGGCCACGCCGTTCGATTCGGCGGGGCTGGCGGAAATCTCCAAGTCGTTTCTCGGCCGCGGGATCAAGGAAGACCAGATCATCCCGACGCTCAAGGTGCTCGGCGACCTAGCGGGCGGGGACGTGGAGATTCTGAAGCGGCTGGCGTTGCAATACTCGCAGGTGATGGGCAAGGGCAAGTTGCAGGGGCAGGAACTTGCCATCTTCGGTGAACTCGGCATCGGGGCGAAGGACTTTGCCCAGACGCTCGGGAAGACGGAGTCAGAGTTTTACGGGCTGATGGAGCAGGGCCGCGTTTCCGCGGCGGTGGTGTCCGAGACGTTCAACCGGTTGACCAGCGACGGCGGCCGGTTCTCCGGGAACATGGCCGAAGGGGCGAAGACGGTCAAGGGCTCGTGGGCGAACCTCTCGGAGACGGTGGCCATCGAAGCCCGGAAGGCCGGGACGGTGTTCCTCGAAGAGTTCGACGTGGCGAACACGATTCGCGCGGTGTCCGACGAGTTCGGCAAGATGGGGTTCACGGCCGAGAACCTTCGGCCGTACTTCGCGCAAGCCAAGGACGCGGGGATCGAGTTGTTCGCCATCCTCAAGGGCGGGGCGGAGACGATCCTCCCGATCCTCCGCGACGAGTTCAAGGCGATGGGCGGCGGGGAAGGCCTGACGTTTCAGTCGTTCCTGACCAAGACGACGGACCTCGTGTTCAACCTGACTTACGCCCTCGCGAAGCTGATCGAAACCGTCTCCGAGGTGCGCAAGGCGATTGATGACTCGTCCGGCGGCAGCATCTACCAGTTCGCGACGATGGGGGCCGGGGACTACTTTTTCGCCGGCAAGGGCGGCAAGGGCGACCCGGCGAGCCAGACGGGGCTGGCGGCGACGTTCGCCGAAAACTACCGCAAGAGCCTGGAGCAAGCCAGGGCCGCCCTCGCGGGCGGGGCGGACAGCGCGAAGCGGGCCGCCGACGAGTTGGGCAAGATCGCGAAAATCAAAATCGACCTGACGGTTCCGCCGGCCGACGTGGCGGACTTCGCCAACAAGCTCAAGGCGTCGATGGCCGGCGGCATCTCGCCGCTTGACAAGTTCCGAGAGGACATGCGGCTCATCAACCAGGGCGGGATTTTCGGCCTGCTGAACAAGCAGCAACGCGATCAGGGGATGGTGCAGGCCTTCGACGAGTTGACCAAGGGCATGGGTCAGTTTACGACCAAGCTACCCGGGGCGATGCTCAAGGGGACGCAGGCCGCACAGTCCGCGATCAACCGGGAACTCTATCGGAACAACAACCCGCAGAAGCGGGTGGAGAACCTGCTCGACCAGGCCAACCGGCAGCAGCGGCTGATCGAGCAGCACACGAAGGACACGGCGGAATCCCTCAAGAGACTCCAGATTCAAGGAGTGGGCTTCTAATGGGCACTGCCGTCGTATCCAACGCTCGAAGCCTTGACGATTTGGACCTCGTACCGGGCGGGAGTCTCGCCCGGTACGATTGGCAGGATGTATCCGGCGTCAGTCTTTTGCCCCAACGCCTCGCCAGGGAGGACGCCGGGCTCGGAGTTGGGCACAAGGTAAAGCGTATAGTTCTTCGCGCTGTTGGCCGAGAGTCGCTTGCCGAATTCGTTCAGCACGTCGATATCGACTTCCAGCCGGCGGATTGGCGTATTGCCAGTGTTCTTCCAACTGATCTGGATCAGGTGCGTTTCGTTTCCGTCGGCTCGCGTAAACGGGACGTCTTTGATCCCGAAGACCTCGGCTTTCGTGACCGGCGTTTCTTCGATTTTCCCGCTCGGCCGCGGTGTGCGGCTTCCACCGCCTCCGCACGCGACGACAAGCCCGATCACGGTAACGGAACAGGCTACCCACACGAACCGCATGGCCCAATCCTCAAGGGTTATCGCCCCAACATTACCCAGAGGGCCGGGTAATGGCAATCGTCTCGGTGAAAGAACTCTGGGAGAACCGCGGCGGCGAGTTCGACGACTCGTACAAGCGCAGCTACACCCGCACGTTCCGGGTCCGCACGGACGACGAGCGGGACGGGCCGCTCGAAGTGACGTTCGCTCTGGGCGTCCCCCGCATTTGGGACGTGTACGTTTCTTACGCGACCGGCGAGTACGACACGCTGGCCCGGTGCCGGCGGATTTCCCCGTCGCAGATGGCCGACGACCCGCTGATTTGGGAAGTCCGCTGCGAGTACGAGACGTTCACCGCCGAGCCGAGTTCCCCGGGGTCCGCGGGGGCCGGCGGGGGCGGTGGCGGGGACGCCACGAAGCCGGGGAGTACGGGGCCGGCGAACAACCCCGAGCAGCGGCCGCCGAAAATTAAGTGGACGTTCGAGACGCTGACCCGGCCGCTCACGCTGGCCTACGACAACGGCGGCGTGGCGGGGGCGGCAACCCAGGTCGTCCCCGTGCTGAACTCGGCGGGCCAACCGTTCGACCCCGCGCCGGAGTACGAGTGCGCGTACCCGGTGTACGAGGTGTCGCGGATCGAATCTTTTTTCTCACCCGCCGTCGCCCGGCAGTACGCTTTCGCCGTGAACGACGACACGTTCGGCTTCGCGGCTCCGGGCGAAGCGATGTGTATGCCGATCACCGCGGACCTCGTGTTCATCGGCGGCGTGCCGTTCTGGGAAGTGAGTTACAAAATCCGGTTCCTGCCCGAGCACGTGGACACGTTCCAGCCGCAAATTCTGGACGCCGGGTACCGGCAACTCAACGCGGGCGGGACGGACCTGGAAGACATCTTCGACCCGATCACCCGCCAGCCGGTTTCGGAGCCGACCCTTTTGGACGGGGCCGGGCGGCAGTTGAGCCACGCCGACTTGGTCGCCAACGGGGCCGAGTACCGACTCTTTTACGCTTACCTTCGCCGGCCGTTCGCGGCCCTGAACCTACCGCTTTAAGGGGGCCGCAATGGGACTCTCGACTGTTGACGGCGACCTGTACGTCCGCGGCACCTTCCGGGCCGGGACGGTCACGCTCCCGAACTCGTCCGTCGGCAACACGCAGATCAACTCCAGCGACCCGATTGCCGCGACGAAGTTGGACCACCAGTACTGCCCGGTCTTCCGCCAGGCCCACGGGACCGCGGCGGCGGCCGAGCGGCGGGTGATCCACGTCGCCCAGGCCGCCGGCTCCGTCGCCGGGATCGGCGTCGGCGTGGTCGTCGCGTGCGTCGGCGATTCGACGATCACGGTCAACCTGTACAAGAACGGCTCGACCGTCCTGTCGGCCCCGGTGGTGCTGGACAACTCCAACACCGCGTTCGCGATTGAAGCCGGGGCGATTTCGTCGGCGTCGTACTCGGCCGACGACGTGTTCGAGGTGGTCGTCACCGTGTCGGCCGGGACCGGCACGCTGGGGCAAGGGCTGTTCGTTTCGCCGATGTTCCGCGAGGCGTGCGGATGATCGGGTTCAAGACGCTGGCGGACGCTCAGCGGGTGCTGGCGGGGATTCGAGCCATCGAAGCCCGGCAGCGGTCCCCGCACGAGGAGTCGCGGCACCGCCCGGGATTTCAGGGGGCGGCGCTCGTCGAGATCACGGGCGGGCCGACGTCGGGGCTGCACCCGGCGAAGGTGGTGGCGTGGGACGACTTCGCGAGCGACTACGTGGACCGCGGGGCGGTGCGGTTCAAGGAAGTCGCGGGCGTGTCGCTGGCGACCGGGGCCGTCTGCATCGGGGTGTTCACCGGGCCGACGGCCGACGGCGAGTACGGCATTTACGAGGGGATGACCAGCGGCAGCGGCGAACGCTGGATGCGGGTCACGGCCACGCTGCCGACGGCCGACCCCGGCCCCTACGAGGGCACGGGGGTCGAACTGGTCGGCGGGGCGTGGCAGGACGTGTCCCCGACCGTGACCTACACGGACGTGTACCGCGCCCCGTCCAACATCGCCCCGCCGAAAATCCCCATCGGCCAGCGGGTCCGACTGGTCCCGAGCCCGACGGACCCGGGATCGTGGGAGATCGCGGCCGTCGGCGGGATGCAGACGGTGACGTTCGACGTCGAGCAGGACTGGGCGTGCGAGACGCCGGCGGAAGTCGAACTGACCGGCCGCGACCTGTCCGTGGTGGTCACGGCGGGGAGCAGTGACGTGAAGACGTTGACGTTCGGCCCAATCGTGACGGACGTCAGTTTCGACGCGGAGACGTGCGAACTGAGCGTGACGTACAAGAACGTGGTCCTCAACCTCTGCACCCTGGAAGGGACGTTTGAAGACCCGTGAGCGTCGTCGTCATCCCCGCGAACTGCGAGTGCTGCACGGG